TTTCCCTAAAGAGAAGAGCGCGGTGGGATAGTCTCCAAATTTATGGTGTCTTCTTTTGAACTCCACCCATCCCGAAACTTCTTTCGAGCCTTTTTTGCATACGGCAAAATCAAGCCTGTAGCTAATAGGTAACTTATAAAAATCATATTGCTTAGAGTACTTCCTTGTGAACAGCTTTTCGTTTTGCAAGTCTTTCTTTGTTTCGTAACGAGGTCTCATGCTTTGCCCATTTCTGGTTAAGAATAGTGATCTCATAGTTTAACTCCTTAAGCGTCTTTGCGTCTAAAACGGCAAAGATTTTCATCTTGGTGATTTGGTGATTAACTCTTTCAAGTCGCTGAGTTAGCTGTCGGGACTCTTTTGTGTACTTCTTCAGACGATCTTTTCTGAAGGCGATCTTTTTTCTTATCCGGGTTTGTTTCGCCCAGAGCTTGGTCAATAATTCCACGTACTTTTTCAAGATTCTCTTTAGGATTACCTTTATATTCCGCCGCAACAAGACGCTGTTTCTCTTTTACCTCGTCCAGCAATTTGTGTCCCGGACCCGGCGGTAGGCCCGTCTTTATCTGTCTTGGGTTATCTTTGTCAAACGTACCCTGCAATGGTAGGAGGGCCTCCGGACTTAGGCTGGCTCCGCATAGAACTACATAGTCAGCGATGAACTGCCTACGGATAAAAGACTCAAAGTGTTCTGCTGGCTGAGTACAGATTCTTGACCACCCTCCTTGATTGCGAATGGTTGCATTAATTATAGGATCGTCAAAGTTCACGCAGGCATACCCACCGATGCTCTTCGCCGCTCTGGACACGCATCCCCACGCTAGTGTGGCGCGTTCCTCCGGGTTCATATCGCTCTTGGTCAGCACGTCCAAGAACTGTGAAGGCTTAGGCATCCACTGGCTATGTTTAACATGCTCTGAAGCGGCCACGGAAATAAGATCTATCCTATGATCTTTCAGCGCCTCCCAGTATAGTGTGATGGACACCTTGGACAACTCAGCGCCATACAGGTCTGAGAGTCCAGTTAATATTTGTAAAAATTGCCCTTTGTCTTCCTTAGTCATTTTGTTACCCCTTAAATTTATACATTGGTTCGTCATTATAAGAAATCTCACTAATTAAATCTGCGCTCTTTAAGATAGCTAAAGATTTAATCAGCTTACTGTTTGTCATGCTCATGTAAGAACACAACTCGGCCACCGTCATCCCGGCACCGCTATCCACCAGCGTCATTAAAACGGTTGCGGTATCGCGCCCGTAAAACGGTCTATATTGGTGGTAAATATCCAGACCCTCTTGTGTCATTTTCATCCTTCTTCACGATAGTGTAGCAGACCATCAGCCCAATCGTATGCAGTGCCCGGATTTGTTAGTGTCCCCTGCGGCCCTTTGATGAGATAGATAACCGCAAGTACATCACGCAACCCGACGTTATTAATAGGGATATCATAAAGATACCCTTCAGACGCTCCATATTGCTCACTGTCCTGTTTTTCATGTTGTTCCATAGCTTACCCCTTTTCTGTTGTTTGTAGTTGCTGACGCGCTTCCTTGCGCTTCTCAGCGTGTATTCTATTATGACATCCTCTACACACCCACCGGACGGTAAGGAAGTCTTCTTTCTTGTAGCTGTCGTGATGCCCATCTGGTCGGCAAGTAATGCCACACAATTCGCATGTTGTTGGTCTAATGAGAAAGCCATACTCGACGGCGAAGGCAACGGCTCTTTGCGCTGCACGTTTCTCCGGGTTTTTTCTGCGCCACTCGCGCACTTGCTCCCGCTTCTTTGCTTTATTCTTTCTCCAGCGTTTACGCCTAGAGATTCTTGTACACTCCGCGCACTCACTTCGCCGCCCATCCAGCCTTGAGGGGTTGCAGTGGAATTGACTCACTTCTTTGGTTATCTTGCACAGGGTGCAGGTCTTCGTCATCCATCAACCATTCCTGCGCGGCTCGTACACTACGCGCAGTCTTTGGTTTTAAGGTAGACGTTTTAGGCTTGTCAAAAATCTCAAGGAACATATCCACCTTCTGACCGGACCTAACAACCAGCTCCAGTTGGAGATATTGGGTCTGACTTTTATTTTCTCCTAAGTGAAACGGACTTTGGTGCTGTCCGTCAATAGCTCGACAAAGTTCTTCAACAGAATAGCCTTCAATTAATCGACCTTCGATCTTTTTGTAGATACCTGAATTTTTTTTCACCACACGCATAGACTTTGGATGGTATTTCTGATAATGATTTATGATATAGAATATGTGGGCACATGTGTTAGTGTCTCTAACGTCAACTTTGTTATCTTCTCTCGTTCTCAACAAATCCTTTTCTTTCTTTATCTTACTTTCTTTCTTTTGAATTTGTTTTTGTGCCTGCTGCAGCAAGGCGATCGCTTGCTCCAAGGCTTTCTCTATTCCGTCAAAATCTTGACACATTGTTACCTCCTAAAGTGCCGGGAAAGGTCAGCGGGGTAAGAGCCGATTATCGTCCTTCCCCAGCACCCTTCGCTCTTAGCTGCTCAAGCTCATCCCGCAGCTCTCTCAAAATCGTCTTTGCTTCTTTTCGTTCTTCTGCCAGTTGTGTACGTAGCTTCCTATATGCCCGTATTAAATAGAGAATATCCCCCGCAGCATTTTTAAGAAAGCTATCCAGCTCCTCTGTTAGAAGAGCATCTTTTCCATCAATAAGGATCTGAAGTAAGGCTCGGTGGTCTACGCTAATCTTCCTGAAACTCAGCCAGAATGCGTTCGACGAATTCATCCTCTCCTCGATTCCTATCAACCTCTGTCTTATTCCTTTTTGTGCCACGCTTTCTTCTCTTCTTAAACTTTGCCTTTCCGCACCTGACATTGGCAAGTAGTTCCTCCCTTTGGCCGGGGAGAATTTTATCTCCCCCCCGGCGCTGAAGGATCCAAGCTTTACCATCTGGTGGAATGTTTTGTTCGGCATACCTAAGCGCCTCTTCAAAACTTTCTGCACTGAATTCCAGTATGTTGTCCGGTTCATCTTGGTCTTGCTCTGGTTGATAGTAAACTTCAAAGTCCATCACCTAGAATGGTGCGTCACTCGCTTCGTTCCCGACGCTTCCCCAGTCTTTTCCCCCATTCACCTGTGCCGTAATGTAAAAACGTACTTTCGGCCACTGATTCTCTTTGTCCGGGTCACCTATGAATGCGGCCCGTCCAGTCATTCCAGCGATATCTTTTGTATCGCTTGGTTTGTTTGCAGGATCTAAGCCAATGGAAACCAAAAAGGCTTCATATCGTGGCTTAGCCGGAAGGGTAAAAAATACCCTCTCATAGCACTTAAAGGTTTTTCCAGAGTTGTAAACCCCTTCCAATGTTAAATTGATCCCTTCCTTGCCCGTCGAGTACGTCACTGCTTCGGCCTCTATGACGGTATAGTCATACTCTCCGTCTGGAAATATGAACTGTTCTCCTGTACTCATAATTTCACCCTTTGCTTCAAATCCCTTTGGATAATCTAAGTTTCCCATTTTAATTCTCCTCAATTCTTTTGCTCATTAACCAGTTAACTAGGCTATCAAGCTTTTGTTTTCCAAGACCACTGAAAGCTTCAGCCGAAAATGACTTCTTCTTAGGTAGTCCTAATTTATTTGCTACAATCTTTTGGTCATCACCAGCCACTTGCTGGTACAGCTCAACCGCTCTTTGGATTAGATCTCCGACTACATCTGTCTTAAGTGCAGAGTAATAGGAGTTATAATCAAAAAGTACTTTTGGTGGCATCTCATATCCAGCTCGGGATTTAACAATCCGTCCTGGCTCTGGTTCAAAGATCATCCACCTCTCACTTCCGCCGCTTATGGCCTTGGTTTTCTCCCCTTCTCTGCTTACCGTTCTAACTACGCTAGTGGCGTGTGCTATTTGGTCAGCCCAAGAAGAGAGAACAGCCCAAGACTGCTTAGGTACATCGGCACCAAAAGCTGTATAGTCGGAGCCTAAAGCGTTAGCGACTTTATGCTGCCCAGTGTGAGCGCATAGAATCACCATAACTCCTTGGTTCTGGAGCTTATCTAGCTTGTTCAATAATTTCTTTATTTCCTGTGCTACTGCAAAGTTACCTTTACCATAGCTATTAAATCCCTCTTGGCCTCTGGTAGGATTCCAGACTCCACCGAAGTCACGCTTACATACGTACTCTTCGCAGAGTGTTACCGCTTGGTTAACAGTGTCCACTGCCACCGTCTTGCGGTCATGCTTACCACCTGCCAATACATCCACGCACTCCATCAGCTCACCCCAGTCATTACAAACGCCTTCATTAGGTAGGCGATAAACATCTACCCCTTGAGCGCCTGATTCTGTAGCGATGATGATCGGGTCTACTCCCGATGCTGCAAATGTGGTCTTGCCTACTCCCGGGTCTCCGTAAAGTAGTAATCTTGGCGGTGGTACTTCCGCTTGTACCATCTTAATATCAAAACGGCTCATCTAGTTTCTCCTTTGTGTTTAGCTCTGGATGAAGGTCTTTCTCCTTATTGAGATGCCCTGATAATTCAGGGGTATCCGCTCCAGTGCAAATGTTAAAATACTCACACATTCTCCCGTAGCTGTAGCAGTTGCTTGAGCTACGAGGAAAACGATCCTCTTTCTTACTTGCCTCTACCTGACGCGCTATAAATAGCAAGTCATCAAGTGCGTCTTTATGTTCTTGGGCGGTACAAGTTATGATCTTGCGTAGATAGTTCTCTCCTGTGGCTCCATAGGAATGCGCCAGTCTTTGCTGGTACTCCTCCAGCGTCTCCATCAAGTCGGCTTTGCGCTGGCTAAAGTCTTCGTCACTCTCGACTTTGCGTTTGCGTGGCTTGGGTACTTTACCGTCTACCAGTCGATAGGTTGGCCCACTCTTGTGCTTGGTAATGACATCGTAAAGGATACTGCACCCTTCTCCGGTCATTATTCTTACGGCCTCAGAGTAAAGAACCAGTTGCGCGTCCATACCGTTCGCCAGCTTGCGCCAATAGTTTTCGTTAGGGTTAGCGCTCGTCTTGTGTTCGATTAGGAACTGTCTCCCGTCACTCTTGCGTCTTGCTCTTGCGTCTAACTTGCCGGAAAAAGGAATGCCT